GTAATGTACGGATCCAAAACGTAGCTACACCTACGGGTAATTCAGATGCATCTAACAAATCATATGTCGATGGTTTAATTACTAGTGTTCAAAATACTACTCTACCAGGAAACGTATTTTCAGCTGATAATACTATTACTATCACTGACAATAATCCTGGTGTTGGTGATGTTGACTTAAGCATTTCTAATAACTCAGTATCTACTGCAAAGATTCAAGATAATGCTGTCACCACAGCTAAGTTTGCAGATGGTAGTGTTACGTCACTTAAGTTTGGAAGTGCTTCAGTTACTACAGCAAAGATTGCTGACCAAGCTGTAACTACTGCAAAGCTTGAGGTATCTGCTGTTACTTCTAATCGTATTGCGGCTGGTGCAGTAGGTTCAACAAAGATTGCTGACAATGGGATTAGCGCAATTAAGTTGCAAAGTGATTCTGTTACTACGGATAAGATTCAAGATGATGCAGTAACTACAGCTAAAATCAATGCAAGTGCTGTTGGTACGGCAGAGCTAGCTAACGATGCAGTTACTACTGCAAAGGTTGCAGACACTAGTATTACTACAGCTTTGATTGCTGATGATGCAGTAACAGCAGCCAAAATCGAAGACTCTGTCCTAGCAACACACGCTGCACAGGTAACAGCTTGTGCAAACAGTGCAACGGCAGCTGCTTCCTCAGCTGCTTCTGCGCTGGCAGCATTCGATAATTTTGACGATACCTATCTAGGAGCTAAGGCTTCTGATCCAACTACTGATAATGATGGAGAGGCGTTGACTGCAGGTGACCTGTACTTTAATACAACTACAGATGTCATGAAGTTGTATACAGCGTCTGGTTGGGTTATTGCGTATGTACCGGGAGATGCAGCAAACATCACTAATACTGCTAGCGGTAATCTTACCTCTACAAATGTACAGTCGTCATTACAAGAGCTGCAGACGGATATTAATAGTACTGTCTCTGCCACAACAACCAATGCCACTAACATTACAACTAACGCCACCGACATTGCTAGTAACGTAATTACACTTGGAACTAAGGTTTCACGTACATCTGCATCTGGCGCTGCCGAACTTCCTACTGGTACTACTGAGCAGCGTGATGATCCTGCTTCTGCAGGTTACATTCGTTTTAACAGTTCCCTTACACAGTTTGAAGGTTATAACGGTACTGCTTGGGGATCTATTGGTGGAGGTGGTTTCGATGTACGTTCTTCACCCCCTATAACTCCTACTCCACAAAGTGGTGATGTTTATTGGGACGAAGATGAAGCTATTCCCTATATCCATTATATCCAAGACGAAGGAGAAGCAGGCGAGCAGGCACAGTGGATACCACTTGTTCCACAGCAGAATCCAAAGACTGCAGAAGGTGGTGGCAGTGATGAAATCTTCCACGAAAATGATCAGGCTGTCACTACTAGCTACACCATTGCTACTGGTAGAAATGCTTTAAGTGCTGGTCCTATTACTATTAACACCGGAGCAACAGTAACTGTTAGTGCCGGATCTACTTGGGTGATTGTTTAACTATGGCTATTACATTTCCAGCCAGTCCTACAGCTGGTGCAACATATACTAATCCTACGACTGGCGTTCAATATATTTATAATGCAACAGATGGTGTTTGGAAGACTTATGTCTGGCCTACTAACACCAACTATTTGCAGCTCACTGGTGGTACGTTAACTGGTGACTTAGCTTTAGGTACTAACGATCTAACTGCTCAAGATATTACTTCAACTACTCTTACCACCTCTACTCTCACTACTACAGGAGCAATTACCCCCGGCGCCAACATTGTAATGGCATCCGGTAACGGCATTGATTTCAGTGCTACTGCAAACAGTAGTGGCTCAATGACCAGTGAGCTGTTGGATGATTATGAAGAAGGCACTTTCCTTCCAACAATGTTTGGATCTACTGTTGCAGGATCAACAACATACAGTCTTCAATATGGATATTATGTAAAAGTTGGTAAATTAGTTCATATACAAATTAGAATGTCAGTTACAGCAACAACTGCTTTAGGTAATATGTATATTGGTGGTCTTCCTTTTGTAGCATTAAACGATTCAGATAAAGGTTATGCGTCAGTGACTGTATCTTACGCTAGTAATTTAACAATGACCTCTGGAACGGGTTGGGTGGGTGCTTACACAAAGCAAAACGATTCTTATATGGCAATGATTAATAATATACCAGGGGGTTCAATAGTTAATACTAGCGTTGATAGTAGTTTTACAGCGTTGATGGGTGGAACTTACGCCTCTAATGTATAATTAACATCTAATAAATAATACGCCTAAACCTATTTTGTCTGGAGGACAATCCTAATGGCTTTTACAGAACACATAGAATACAAGGAAGAAATCCTTCCAAATCAGACCATTCAAGTGCGTCGTGCTGACATCGTTAAAAAAGACGGTGTTGAAGTAGGACGTACCTATCACCGCCACGTTGTTGTCCCTGGACAAGACGTAAGCGATCAACCCGCAGAAGTCCAAGCTATTGCAGCTGCATTATGGACAGCAGAGGTAATCGCTGCTTATGAAGCACAAGTAGCAGCTAGTGCATTACCTGGGGGTGAATAATGCCTATTACTATTGATGGAACCGGTACTATCGGCGGCATTACTGCCGGTGGTTTACCTAATGGAACAGTCACAAGAGATGACTTAGCAACAACTGCTAAAGGTAGTATTTTGCAGGTTAAGCAAGCCGTAAAAACTGACAGAACAAGCAGCGCAGCTGGTTATGTTTGGACAGATACAGGCTTGTCAGTGGATATTACGCCTACAAGCACCTCTAGTAATATTTTGGTGATGGCAAATGTCCACTTAGGTGGAGGTAATTCTTACGACCTAAAAATTAAGATTCTTAGGGATTCAACCGTTATTGGTGTAGGCGACGGTGATTCTGGCCGTCCTGCGGTTACCAGTGTCATAAACATTTATGATACTACTCACGCTCTTTATCAACAGGCACCTGTCACAGGTACATATTTAGATACGGCAGTAAGTACGACAAGTCAAGTGACTTATAAAGTGCAATTTGCATCTTATGGTGGTTACGTGGCGTATGTTAATCGTACAGAGGACTACCAGCTCCATGTAGAGACAACGCCTGAATACGACAGCACCCCAATATCAACACTTACATTAATGGAGGTAGCAGCATGAATCATGAAGCTATTTATCGGGCTTACTCAAATGTTGTGAGTATTAATGACAGTACTGGTGCTTTTGATGTTGAAGGCAATCTAGTAACACTTGATCAGTCAGTCGTTGACGCTGCTGCTATTGAGGTTGCAGCTGAACAAGCACTTGTAAGACTACGCACTAAACGTAATCAACTCCTTGCTGAAACCGATTGGACTGCTAACTCTGACGTTGTAATGACTGAAGAAATGAGAACGTACCGACAAGCGTTACGCGATCTCCCTGCTAATACAGCAGACCCTGTAAACCCTACGTGGCCTGAATTATAATGCCTATTAAATTAAACGGGGCAACGTCTGGTTCGGTTGAACTGGGTGTGCCCGCAGTTGTAGGTAGTGATCTACAACTAACACTTCCCACTACTGCTGGAACGCTTGATCGTCTTGAGCGTTCTGGCAACATTGTGCAGGTACAAGCAGCAACGCCTGTCTATGATGGTACTTTTATTACCACCACTAAAACCCCAGGTTCTATAGCTGGTCTTTATGGTTTAACTGCAAACAGAACGTATTCAGATTTACTTAGTGTTACTATTACACCTCAATCAGCAAGTAATACATTAATATTTCTAGCAAACGTGGGTTACACATCTGGTGTCAATTCAAGCAAGGGCGCACATGGACTTGCCCTCGTAAGAGATAATACCCTGGGCTTAGAAGTAAATGGTAATTATCCTTGGTATGATGTCACTATAAATAAGCCTGATTATACTCCAGCTGAGCATGTTACTGCAGTATACTCAGCTTCAAATACAAATGCCCAGACATGGTACTTAAAAGCATGGTCTTATAACGAAACCTCAGGAAGTACTAATGAAGTAACTAGATGCATTTCTCGTTCTTTTGCAGTAATGGAGATTGTATCATGAATGACATTATACTAACCCAACAGGCCATTATTAATCTTTTAGCTTGTGATTGCGTATTAAACGATCTTACTATTGTGTCACCAGCTGATGCTGTAAGACCTAGCGATAGTGCAATTGAAGCGGAAAAAGTCCGCATTACAAACGAAACTAATTGGGCTTCCTTACGCCAACAACGTAACCGTCTAATCTCTGAAACCGATTACCTAGCGTTAGCTGACGCAACACTTACTGACGAGATGTCAACCTATCGTCAAACCTTGCGGGATCTACCTGCAAACACAAC